AGCGGTACCGAATCGTCGTGCAAAAGAAGACCGGGCCGAGCGGCGACCCCTATTTCACCTATGATTACCAGTACATCGGCAATCTGCAGACCGAAGAGGAGGGCAAGTTTACGCGCGCCCTTTACGATCAGTACGCCAAAAGCGGTTTTGTCACCGATTTCGAAGGCGAGGCTGACGACATCAACACTGAGCGGCGCACCGAAGGAACAGCGCGCGACTTCGCCGACAAAATGGAGGACGAGGACTCTATTCCATTTTGACGTCAAAGGGCGCCGCAATGCCACAAATGAGTCCAGAGAACTACGTCAAGGTTACGGCGATCGTTAACCATGGGGTGATCAAGCTCGCCTTGCTCGACGCTTTCCCAGAGCTTTCGCGAAAAAAGCAGGAAGAGATGATGATCGAGATCATTGGTCTGATGGCGCGCCGGTGCGGTTGCGAGATCCGGTGGCTCAAGTTCGAAGAGGCGGATGAGGAATGAAGTTCGTCACGCTGGGCCGCAACAAACAAGAGATCGAAATCCCGGAAACCTGGGCTGAGAGCGAGAAGATGGTCACCGAGGCGCTTGGTCCTTATTACGATGAGCGCGGTCGCAATGTCCTGCGTTTATCGATCGCCGCGCGCGTCGCTTACGGCATGCTTGGCGAGAAGACGATGGCTCCCGATCCGACCACCGCGCTCTTGTACCTCTTGCAAAGGATCTGCATTCGCAAGGGCGCCGGGCTTGTCTGATGACGCCACAACGTCTCGCCAAGATCCGCGCGCTGGCTACAGACCTGCGCGGCGATCCAGCGACGCGCATGGTCGCGCTCGAGATCCTGCGCCGCTACGAGCCCGAACCCGAATTTCACGACGTCGAAGACACGCCGCAGAACCCGCCCAATCCGCGGATGCGAAATTCGGACGAGTACGAACATCATATGTTCATGTCGCTGCGCAACTGGGGCAAGTCGGCCAACGGCAATTTCGTCCACAGTTTCACGCACAAGGGCCGCGCCTATCGGGTGGTGCTGTTCAAGCACAAGAAGACTCCAACCTATGGCTGGCTCCTGGTCGACATCGCGCGCGGCGTCGAGGAATGGTCAGGGCGGTTCAACAGCATGCCGGCGGCGCACGTTAACGCATGGGCGAAGATAATGACGATTTAACCTATCCCTACGCGGTCACCATGAACGAGGTGCTGGAGATCGTGGTCGAGCACATCGACAAGGTGCTCAACACCGACGATATGGTAAAACAGGGGGTTCATCTGAAGATGGCGTCGCGGGCCATGCGCTGCGCCCTTGAGATCTACGGCGACTGGTCCGCCAACAAGGAGCCCACAGAGGAAGCAAAATGAAGAACACCTATAGCGCAACTATCAAGATGCAGAACGCCGAGCAGCTGGCTCGGTTCATCGAGGAGATCGGACCCCTGGTCGAATCGGTCGTCATCACCACCACGCCGGTCGATCGTTGGGCCGCGAACCCATCGCCTAACCGGATCATAAACGAACCCAAGACGCGCCCGGCGCGCGGTTCGAAGGTCAACGACACCATCGTCGCCGCGCTGCAGAACGGCCCGCTGACCGCCAAGGAGCTCAAGGAGGCCCTCGAGCACGGCGGCCTAGCGGCAGGGTCGCTCTCGACCGGCCTCGCCATGCTGCAGAAGAGCCGGGTCATCGAACGCGTCGGCGACGGTCTTTACGAGCTGGCGAGCGGCTATCAGCGAGCGGCGGAATGAAGAAGCACGCCGATGAGCTCATCAAGGCGCTCGAGGACTTTCTAGAGCTTGCCCCCGATGGCGCGGCCTTGCGCCTCTACGTCGGGGATAAGCTCGATGACGCCCCAATGCCGCCTGAAGAGTTCGTCGCCTTCGCTCGCAAGTTGCTCGTTGTAGCTAGAAAAATACGAAAGAAATACGAGTAATGGACGAAGCGACAAGAAAACGTGAGCTCGTCAGAGAGATCAATTCCCTCTCTGGCGGGTACGCGCGGCGGTGGGAGGACCGCTGGGCGACCGGGTTGCTTGATCTGGTGATGAAGCTGCCCGGTCATCCCATCGTCTGGGGCGAAGGCAAGATGGTTGACGGCAACCTTTTCGCTCCGACCGAGCGCCAATGGCACGAAGGCAACCGCATCCGGGCGGCCGGCATGACCGCGGTCCTGATCGGCTGGAAGGCGCGCAACATGTTCGTAAGTCCGTGGGTCAAGCAGGCTGACGTCCGTACGTGCTTCTACGGCAACGGGCAGTGGGTCGGCGTGCTGCTCGAATATCTAAAGGGAACGAAATGAATCTCGATGAAAGAATGCGCGACAAGCAGATTACCAACGGTCCCTTCGAAGACATGGCGCAGCTGGCGCAAGGACTCAAGTTTGCGCTGCGGCGTGGAAGGAACTGGGAGCCGATGCCTCCGGAGAGTAAGGAGGCTCTGGAACTGATCGCGACTCGCATCGCCAAGATCCTCACCGGCGATCCGAATGATGCAAGGCACTGGAACGACCTCGTTATCTTGGCGCAGATCCGTAGTGAGGCGTTAGAGGCGAAGACGCTTGAGAAGAGCATCGCTCAGACGGCCCAGGCGCGGGTCATAACGCCGAAAAACCTATTTGACGGCCCGCGCACTCCGATGACGCAACGCGCCGTCGACGAGCTCGGTGACGCATGAAGCTTCCTGAGATCCTGGCGCGCTGTGAAGCCGCTTTCGCGCAGTTGGCCCCAATGCGCGGTCAACTCGAGGACTGCCTTGACGAAACCGCCTTAGAGCTTGGCCGCGCGCTCGGCGCCGTGCATCGAGCGAAGGCGCTGGTCGAGCGCGATCTTCGACGGCAGAAAGAACAGGAGGAGGCCGATGAGTAAGAGTCGCAAGGTGTTTAACCAGCAAAAGAGCAACGCCAAGCGGCGAGGCATTGCTTGGCGGCTCACCTTTGAAGAGTGGTCGAAGATCTGGACCGACTCGGGGAAGTGGGAACTGCGAGGACGCAACTCAGGTCAGTATCACATGTCTCGACCCGGCGATCAGGGCCCATACGCTGTCGACAATGTTCGCATTGTTTTGGGCACCCAAAACTTGAACGAAATGACCTATCAGCACACCGAAGAGGCCAAGCTGAAAATCGGCGCGTTTCATAAAGGAAACAAACGCTGGCTCGGCAAAAAGCATTCCGAAACCTCTAAGCAAAAGATCAGCGCATCCAATCAAGGTCGCGTTGGCGGCTTCGAGGGCAAACATCACAGTGAGGCAACGAAAGACCTGAAGCGCAGAACATGGCGCAATCAGTACGGGAGCGCGAGCTGATGGCTAAAGGTTTCACATATAAAAGTTATAGTTTTCAAGACAAAGACCCCATCATCGACGAGGTGCGGGGCATCGTCCAGGCGAGCGGCTTCACCTATTCGAAGATCGAAGAACATTCCGGCGTCACCTCGGCGACGCTGCGCGCTTGGTTCCAAGGCAAGACTCGCAAACCCCAGGCGGCTACGCTCAACGCGGTGGCGCGGGTGCTGGGCTACAAGATCGGCTTCGTCCCGTATGTCGCAGCCTCGGCTGCAGAGCCGCCAAGGCGTTCTATGGGCCACGTCGTCCGTATGGCGAAGATCCGGAGGGTGAAATGAAGCCCCTGGAATTCGCCGCGCTGATCGCCGCCGGCGGTTTTGTCCTGTGGGTCTTGCTGCCTCCGTGGAAACCTGCGCCGCCGGTCGCGCCGATCGAAGCTCCTGACGCGCGCCAGGATCGTCTGGCTCATCGCCTTTGCGACAAGGAGGTCGAGGCGCTCCTGCATGCTTCAGACATGGTCGAGGTTGAGCGCGCCGCGGCGATCATCCAACGAGTTAATTGTGACATCGAGGGCCGCCTATGAGCATCGCTGAAGAGCTTCGGACCTTCTTGAAGCGCCACGACATGAGCCAATCCGATTTCGCCGCGGAGATCTGGGGCCGCTACCTCAACAGCGAAGGCAAGTATGTGGCGCGCGGCCGCGATCGAATTTCGGTTTGGACTCGAGAGATCAGTCAACCGTCGAAGGAAAACATGCATAAAATCGTAACTGTATTTGTGAAATACCTATGATCTGGGACATCATAACTATCATTTCGATCTGGGGCTGCGTCCTCAGTGCGGGCGCCTGCGCGATTGCGATCAACAGGGTCATTCTCGTGATGCGGCGAACCACCGTCGAAATGAAACTGGCGCTGGACGCTCTCAACGACGCCTACAGAGAGAGTTGGGAGATCGTCCACGCTGACCTCGATCTCTTCAATCGCCGGATCACTGAACTGGAGAGCCGCCTATGAACTGGTTCCCCATCCTACTCGGCCTTATCGCCTTCGTCTGCGTGTGCCTGCCCTGCCGTTACGACCCGGCGATCCGGCTCAAAGAATGGCTCGACAACACGGACCGGGAACCCAGCGATGACTGTTAAATTCAAGATCGGCTTCACCATCGACGGCGAGACGCTGTTTGGCCTGATGTCGAAGATGCTGCCGATCGAGAACTTATCAGTCGAAGAGCTCGTCGAGCGTCAACCCAAGCTCCCGCTCGAAGCGATCGCGCATGCCGTCAAGCACATCACCAAGCGCAAGAGTTTCAAACGCGCCTCGCCAGGCCCGGATCTGGAAAAGGGCGTCAACAGCGTCATCATGGCGGCGCTCTCGGATGGACCAAAGCGCGCAGTCGACATCCGGCCCAATGCTGTGGCCGCCGGTTTCTCGGCGAATTCGGTCACTTCGCGACTCGAGGAACTGCGCAAACATGGCGTGATCGAGCGCACCAGCGATGGGATGTGGAGGAAGAAATGAGCAAGGAACGAGAAAGGCCAGCGGATCCAGAAGATTTCCGTCGCCTTTGGAACACCTTGGCGCAACTCCTTGCAGAACATGGTCCTGAAGATTTGATGGGGGCTCTTGGGTGTGTCATCGAAAATCAAGCTAGAGGGTTGCGACTCGCTGGAGCAACAGACGAAGCTAAGTGTCTAGAAGATATTGCCGAACACATCTGGAAAGGCCCAGAAGCATTTCCTGATGACTATCCTCATCCAGATTGGCCATTTGGACCCCCAACATGAGCAAGCTCGACCCGGTCCAGATCGCCGCGCTCGATTTCGCCCGCGACAAGCCGGGCGTCGGCTGGTTTCTGCAGCAGGGACTGGGCAAGACCCTATGCGCGTTGACCGAATACTCGTGGTGCCAAGGCCTCGGCCAGGCCGACCAAATGATCGTCGTCACTCCCAATACATTCAAGCAGGGATGGATCGACGAAATTGAGAAACATGGTTTCAGCTTCAACGCCCATGTCTTTCGTTCCTCGAAGAAAGAGGAGGCGCAGCGGTTTCTTGGCCGCCAGGGTCACAACTCGCCGCCGATCCTGATTATCAACTACGAAGCGATCCGCATGCCGGCGGTCTTGACCCAGATCGTCAAATGGGCGGCGATCGGCAAGACATATCTGGCGATCGACGAATCGATTCAGATCAAAGGGCACAGATCCAAACAGACCAGGGCGATCCATCGCCTGGCCGCGGTCTGCTGCTGGAAGCGATTGTTAACCGGCCGCCCGCAAACCCAAGGCCCGCATGATCTTTGGGGGCAACTCAGAGCCATCGACCTGTTCACCGATCGCAATTTCTACGCCTTCCGCGGCGCATTCTGCGTCATGGGCGGTTGGCAGAACAAGGAGGTGATCCGGGAGAAGAACGCCGACGTGCTCGCTCGCATCATGGCCCCGGCGGTGTTCCAGGCCAAGAAGGCGGATTGGCTTCCGGATTTGCCGCGCAAGGATCCAACCATCCGCGACTATGCGATGTCGACCGAACAACTGCGCCAATACAATCAGATGGAGCACCAGTTCCTAGTCGAGATCGAACGCGGGGTCGTCACCGTAGACGTCGCGATCGCTAAATACGAGAAACTGGCCCAGATCCAGACGGGCTTCGTATATGACGCATCCGGTGAGGTTCATGAGCTCGTACGCCCGAGCGAGAATCCCCGGCTCAAGCTGCTCCATCAACTCCTCGACGAAGAGGTCGAGGGCAAGGTCTGCGTCGTCTACCGTCATCGGCCTGTGTTTGATCTCCTGTTCAAGGCGCTGAGAGACTACGACCCGGCTTGGATTCGTGGCCGGATGAACCCGGAGGACGTCGAAGAGCAGAAGTTCAGGTTCAACAACGACCCCCGCTGCAGGATCATCCTCCTGCAAGCCGAAGCCAGTAAGTACGGCCACACCCTGCTTGGCGACGTCAATGTCGAGGAGGACAAGTGCCGCACCATGATCTTCTTCGAAAATTCCTACTCGGCTGATACCCGCGACCAGGTCGAAGACCGAATTCATCGCCGCGGCCAGACAGGCGAGTACGTTTCGTACATTGACCTTTCAGGCTCTGCGCTCGATCGTCGCATCGTCAAGGCGCTGCAGCGCAAAGAGCGGCTGTATCAATCGGTTTTCCGCAATCTTAAAACCGCGGCGCCGGCGGCATGAACTTCGGCCTCGCAGTGATCATCGTCGTTGCGATGATTGGCTCATATCTCTGGGGCTACCGGGACGGGGTCAAATATTGCGTACGGCAAATGCGGCCGCTGGGCGATATGGCTAAAGACCTGGCTGACCGCCTGAGAGAGCGAAAACGTGACTGACGATTGTCGCATATTCGTGCGATGAAGGGTTGGGTAATTGGAAAGGGACAAGAATGCGTAAAATCCTACTAGCGACTGCCGCGCTCGCCGCGCTCGTAGCCCCGGCGCAGGCGACGCTGCAAATCGAAGTGTTCGATAACGGCGCGCTCATCGACAACGTCACCGGGATCACCACCGGCGCCGCGTCGCTCACCGCCAACGACGCCAACTTCGCCAACATCACCATCGCCGCGCAGGGTAGCCCGATCCTGCCCAACGCCGACCTCTCGAGCGTCACGCTCGACGCCAGCGCAGCGGCGGGCTTTACCGGCTCGCACATTCTGACGGTCGATGTCCTGCAAAGCGCGATCAGCGGGCGCGGCGGCACGCTCTCGACCTTCACCGTCAACGGGCTCACCAACGATCCCGGTCCGAC